TGTAATGAGAGCAACTATCGACAAAATTCCTCTTTTTCTATGTAGCTCTAACCTCCTGCAAATTTCATCAATCGCCTTATTATAACAACTACAAGGTTCAGTACTACGATATTCCAATGTCAGGGCTTGATAAAAAATATTAAGAGATTGGTCGCTTCCTATCCTTGGTTGCATAATCTTTACGCATTTTAATTCTAAATATTGCCTCCATATTAGCAAATCCTTATTTTTCCCTAGCAAACTTTTGACACCTCAACAGCATAAACAGTATTTATGGGATAATTTTAGAAAAGCTGAAACGAGTAAGCAAAGAATTATTCTATTTCCTTAATTCGTTCAATCTGTCTATCCAGAAAATAATCAGTATATAGGCTGTAGTCTTCCATTTCATAAAACGCTATCAGTCCTTTTCTGTAATTCAGTATATCCGAATCTTTGACAGGATATACGGGAATGATGCCAACATTCATCAAAGAAATACTTTCTATCATTCTTGCAGTCCGTTTGTCCCCGTTTGAAAATCTCATCAAACGACAACTGAAAGGCCATGACATACATCAAACATCATCCCGGCCGGATTGCACTCATTTTGCTAAATACAGGAAGCGATCTATAGCTTATTGTCGAAGATATGTTACAAGAGAATGTATATATCCTGTGATCTGGTGAAGCGGAAGCTCAGGAACCGGGTTATAGTAGACAGATTGGAACTAAAGCTATGTACACACTGCGAGAAAACTCTTCCGTTACACCGGTTTTACGCTGGCAGGATATATATGGTCAATTTTAAACATTATAGTAATGCCATGAGGAATAGATATGGATACAATAAGAGCAATTGAAGGAGAGTTATCGATACAAAACTTCAAGAAGATATTAAACATATATAAATAAGACAGGATTATTTTTTTTACGTCATTTTTTTATCTATATTAAAGGTCAGAGAATAAACCAACAATTTTAAATACTTTAAAGAGATCCAAGCAAATAACAAAAACATATTTTACACAACGCCTTAAAGTCCGAAAAATAGTAACATTATTTAAAATCCAGTAGTTATGAAAACAATTAATTATTTTTCCGGCTCATTGCTTGCATTATTATTTTATGCACTATTTGCTGCATGTAATAATGATTTGCAAACTATTGCTGTCACTGAAATAAAAGGAATAGAACAAACTCTCTTAAACGAAAGCAATACTTTAATAAGTTCAGATGTAGCAACAGATAGTACTATGCTTGGTAAAGACAACACAATATCCAACTCAACGTCTGCTACTAATGCATTCTTCACTAAACAAGAATATGAAGAGGGGATGGATTGGTGGAAAGATAGAGAAGGTGCGCTACCTGCTCTATATGAATATCAGGTATCCTGTCGTGATTTTCCTTCTGGACATGGTCCTGATACTTGCATATATTATATGACCATTATTTGGACTTGTTATCCTCCTATTACAGAAGCTAATTGGATGGATTATCAATATATGCAAGTACAACATAGGCTAATAAGTGGTACTACTGCATTTCCTTGGCGTTATTTAGGTGAAGGGGGCCCGGGGAATTATAATTATGGAATAGTGAAAGTCAATGGATTTCAAGATCCTATGGATTTAAATGCTACACATTTGCCTACTAGAGTTCAGTTTAGATATAGATTGTTGCATAAAGATTTCCCAGGGAAAGCAGATAAAAGTATTAATGATAAAGAAAAATGGTACAATAAAAACCTTGCAACTGGATGGCATCATAAAGATTACAATCAGCCAACTTATAATAACCCTTATGGTTATAATTCACAGGATTTCAACAATATGGAATCACTAAAATTCATAATTAATGATCCTAAGTGTGGCTCATCTTTTTCTGTAAGAGTGCTTGTTGATGGATATTTAGTTTTTCCCCAATTAGTAGGCGGAAGATATGAAGTTACTGTTCCAAAATTTAGGAAGACTGGAGAATATCTCATAACAGCTGAATACGCAGGCAATGTTTCGGAAGAATTTAAAACTGCAGTGCGACACGGTATCTATCAAAAATATACAAGCAAAGAAATTTATATCATGTTTAGTTGCAATGAGTTTAGCTATGATTAACAACCTTACATGTCACAATAATGAAACGAATACTTTTAATTCTATTTTGCAGTCTACATAGCATTTTGTTTCTCCGTTCACAAAACGCTAGCAGCGACATCATCTTCAAACAGTTCTTCGATAATGCCGTTGCTTTTGCTGACACATACCCACGTGAGAAGGTATACTTGCATTTTGATAATAGTAGTTATTATGTAGGAGATACTATATGGTTTAAAGCCTACACGGTATATGCTGAGAACAATATGCCAAGCACCATCAGCAAACCCCTTTATGTAGAAATGCTCGACCAGACAGGGCATATTACCCAACGCCAAATTATTGAATTGAATAGCGGTGAAGGACATGGACAGATAATCCTGAATGAAAGTACCATGTCCGGCTATTATGAAATCAGAGCTTACACCCGTTGGATGCTCGCATTCAGCGAACCTTCTTACTTCTCACGTACATTCCCGATCTATCAGTCTGCACAAGGAGAAAGACCAGAACGGAGGATTTCGACCTATAATCTGAACCCTTCCATGAAACAGCGACCGAAAAATGTGACAGATAAACTTGCTATCCAATTCTTTCCCGAAGGAGGAACACTCGTGAAAGGCATCTCTTCTCGTGTGGCATTTAAAGCTGAAAGTAGGGAAGATGGTAATGTTATCCTTGAAGGTGCCATTTATACGAAAGACGGGAAAAAGCTGACAGAAATAAAAACCCTACATGACGGAATGGGAATATTCACTTATACACCCGAAGAAAAACCGGCAGTAGCTAAAGTAACCTATAAAGAAAAAGAATATAAATTCAATCTACCGGACGCCCTTTCCGCCGGATATGTATTGAACGTGAATAATTCAAGCGGAGCTATTGTAGGTAACGTATTGAGCAATGAGAATACCCCGGATGCAGACATTGTAGCATTCATAAGTCATGAAGGTCGCCCCTATTCGTATTGGGTACTACGAATGAGATCAGGTGGAAATCAAACTTTCTTACTTAAAACGCGCGATCTTCCCGGAGGCATATACCAAGTCAGTCTACTAGACAAAACCGGGAATATGCTGTGCGAACGATTTACATTTGTGCAACCCAATAAATTGAATTCAATACAATTGGATGGAATTAAAGACATTTACCGACCTTTCGAACCAATTCGCTGCGAAATTCAAGTAACAGATCAAAAAGGAAATCCTTTACAAGGTTCTTTATCCATATCAGTAAGAGATGCTATACGTTCGGATTATGCAGAATATGATAATAATATATTTACAGATATGTTATTAGCATCCGGTTTAAAAGGATATATTGATCAACCGGGGTATTATTTTGCAGATATTACGCTTCGCAAATTGCAAGAACTTGATGTTTTGCTCATGGTTCACGGTTGGCGTCAATATGACTTATCACAACTTACTTCCAGTAAAAATGAAAAGCTACTTCAACAGTCAGCTGAAAAAGAGTTGTTACTACAAGGGCAGATTCGTTCTTCTCTATTAAAAAAAGAAATGAAAGATATGGAGGTAAGCGTCATGGCTAAAGTGGACAATACATTTGTAGCAGGAAATACGTTTACAGATGAAAACGGCAAATTTCAACTTCCGGTTACTAATTTTGAAGGAGAAGTAGAAGCGGTATTCCAGATACGCCGTAGGGGATCCAAACATAAGAAAGATGCTTCTGTTATGCTCGACCGTAACTTCGCCCCTGCCCCACGTGCCTTCAGCTATGAAGAAGAACATCCACAGTGGATGGACAAAAACTCATGGATCACCCTTTCCAACCGTATAGACTCTCTATATGCGGATTCTATTAGCAAAACTAACAACACCTATTTATTGAGCGAAGTGGAAATAGCAAAAAAAAGAAAAAATAAGAACATCACTACTCAAGTATTCGAGAAAAGCGTAGACGCATACTATGATGTAGCGCGATTGGTTGATGAATTACGCGATCAGGGAATAGTAATTAATACTATACCCGACTTGCTTAGTAAAGTGAATCCTAACTTTTCATACGATGTGCAAGACGGAAGCTCACGATATAAAGAGAAAACAATCTGTCTCATTGTTGGTAAACAAGTACTTGATACTTTAACTGCTTGGACATTGTGGAATGAGATAGATGGTATAAAACAGATTATGATATGCGAAGGAAGCAATTCGTATACTGATGAAGTGCTTAATTCAATACACGGTTCAAATAT